TGCTATTGTACCTAAAGTATCATTAAAGAGAGAGAAAATCGAGTCATTAGAGCTTGATACCTTCTTTGATATTGAGTATAAGAAACTACAGGAAATCCTTAAAGCTAGCTCGTTCACAACTGATACCAATAAGATTTATCTTTACGGCCAACCTGATGGTATTTATTGTGAGCTAGGAGACAAGGAAAAGTCTAATACAGATAACATCACACTTAAGGTGGTTGATAAGATTGAAGGACAACCGTTAACACAGGCTTTACCGTTCAATCTCGATATTTTTAGAGTACTATCGGGGGTTAAGTTTGACAAAGCACGTGTGGGTATTAATCTTAAATTTAAAATTATGTCTTTCTATGTGAAGCCTACTGATGAAACTGAATTCAAGTTTATCATTTCTGGCCTTGTCAAATAATGGCTAATAAAATTACAACTCAGAGCTATTTCGTCAAAAGACTAAAGGATTCTGGATACCTCGTATACAAGCTTTTTGATGAGTACGGAGAATCAGACCCGCGTAGCTGGACAGTAATGATTGATCCAGGTAATGCTTCTATAATTTGCACCTGTTATATTAACCACGGTAGTATGTTTGGAGAGTCTTATTTTGAACTCTATGACGGTGGTCAATATATTCCGGAAAAGTTTAAGTTGAAAACCGACTCAATCGAGGTTATAATAACCTACCTTGTAAAATATGGAATCAATAACAAATCAGAGCTTTACAGCAGCAAACAACACACAAACATTTAAATTTATGAATAATTCTAAACCATACGATTGGCTCGGAGAAGACGTAGAAGGTAAGCAGCCTCCATTTGATGCTGTTAACCGCATGTATATGGAGCCAGATCGCAATTACGATACCACCCTTAAGCCTGATAGTGCTTATATTGCTACTTTACCTGATCTTCAGAACGGCCCGTCGTCTCTTATTCAAGGCGCGAATGTTGCTATTCAGCAAGTAGGTATTCATAACTTCAAGCTACCGCTTAAGTGGACACGCCCAGACGGTACTATTATCGAGCTTGAGACTGCCGTTACCGGTACTGTATCTCTTGATGCTGATAAGAAAGGTATTAATATGTCTCGTATCATTAGATCCTTTTACGAACATAAAGATAACGTATTTGATGCTAACTATATTGAAGATGTACTAAAGCTCTATAAGAAGAACCTTGGTACTTTTGATGCTAAGATCATTCTTAAGATTTCTTATCCTATTATTCAAAAGAGTCTTCGTTCTGGAAATGAAGGGTATCAATATTACAATATTTCTATTGAATGTAATCTCAATCAACAAGGAGTATTTGATAAGGTTATTCACTTTGACTTTGTTTATTCTTCGGCCTGTCCTTGTTCTTTTGAGCTCGGTGAACACGCTCGTAAATATCGTAATAAAGCAGTTGTATCCCATTCGCAGCGTTCTACGGCACGTATATCAATTAAGTACACTGATCATATTTGGTTCGAAGAGATTCAGAGAATGTGCCTTAATGCTCTTAAAACTGAAACTCAAGTCATGGTTAAGAGAGAAGATGAGCAAGCGTTCGCTGAACTCAACGGGGCGTACTTGAAGTTTGTCGAAGACGCTTCTCGTTTACTCTATCAAGAGTTTAATAAAGATAGCCGTATCATTGATTTTAAGATTGTATGCTCTCACTTAGAATCGCTTCACTCTCACGATGCAATTGGTTGTATCGTTAAAGGTGTTATCGGTGGATTTGTAGCTACTGTTTCTGAAGCAGAACTTCGTAGCTTAGTGCGTTAAACTATAAATATACATGGTGAGCAAAATTACTAAAACAACTAAGAGCGCTGTAAAAAAGTCTACTAATAAAAAAGTAGACGTTTCAACTATTCCTAATAGTCCAGACTCTAGGGCATCTGTGCCAGCTAGTCCGGGTACTTTTGCGTCATCTCTTCAGCCTCAGTCTAGTCCGGGGGGGGATATAAATATCAGTAATGCTGAACAAAAAAAGATACAGGACATGCTAATGCATGCTCAGATCGAATTTGCTAAAATTAAAACTCAAGTAATTAGAGAAAAAAAGAAAGAAATAGACACTTTAAACTTTGTTATTAAAGAGTTTATGGGTCCTTTTATATTAATCGGCTATGATTTAAATAATAACCCGGTCGAGATGATTTCAGCTGATTCTACTGCTGAACATGACGCTATACTTGAACGTTTACGCCGAGTAATGTATAAGATTAGTCAGAATATTGCAAACTCTAACGGGAATGATCCGTATGGTCTCGCGGATAATTAAAAAAATAAAATTAGCTATTTTACCCAAACGTAGAAGAATCTACGTAGTATTAGAAGGCCGATACAAGGGAGAATGGCTAGTACAGGTTAAAGAGAATACTGACACTATTGTTTGCTTTTCCTTACCTGATAAATTTGTACGGGAAATACCTAAAAAGGAATTTGTTTGGGGTATTGCTAATAAACTTTTGGATCCAGTAGATGTTTTACCTAAGAGCATATATAATGTGTGTTTAGCAGAATATAACCATAAAGCAACCGATGAACAACGAAATAACGCTCTTAATAGACGGAAACAACACTCTCCATCGGACCCACTGGATAGCGAATAATACAGGCAGAGTTTTAATTAATTCAAAAGGCGTAAACACCGGTAGCGTGTTTACTTTTCTTAAGACTGTTAAGTCTTACGTAGATCAATTCAATGCTAGTAAGGTTTATATCGCTTGGGACCGAAAACTTACAACTGAAACGAACTTTAGAAATACTCTCACGGAAGGAACCTATAAAGGTACCCGAGATCAAGCTAGGAATAAGGAAGTGTATGATAGTATGGGAGTTATTCTTAACTCTATTGAATGTCTCGGTATTAGAAACATGTTCCCTGGTAAACTCGAAGCTGATGATGTTATTAGTTGGCTTGGAAAAACGATTCCTGGTAAAAAGATTATTATAAGCGTAGATAGAGACTTTATACAGTTAGTTGCAGAGGATATATCCTATTATAACCCTATTAAAAAGCAGCTTGTAGACAGTCACAACTTTAAAGAGACCTACGAGGTAGACCCCAAGGAATACCTGTATTATAAAGCGATTATGGGAGATGTTTCTGATAATATTCCAGGCATTGAGGGTTATGGTAAGGTAAAAGGACTTAAACTCGCGGTTTCTTATAACGAATACAAGAAAACTGGTACCTGTAACGAAAAAGACCTTGAAGTTATTAAGAGTAACGAAAAGATTATAGAAGATAACCTTAAGTTAATGGATTTATCGTATGGCTTAGAGCAGTTTAAAGAAGAAACGGAGCTCTACGGCACACAGCTCAATACACTAGAGCGCTGTACTACAGACTTTGACAAGTTTAAACAAATTTGTGTGGATTTAGAGTTTAACTCGATCATTGATAAGCTTAGTAATTGGCAAGCTACGTTTAATAAAAAATCCAATGGTAATATTTTAGCCGAGTATTTTAAGACTTTTGTGTAAATATTATATATGACGCCTAATGTAGAGCCACGCGCGCAATCTTGCACCACTTGCGGTCAACCTTCTGTACATCCACGTATTATGCAGGTTAACCGCGGAAAAGACATCGTAACCGAAGCACATTGGATTTGTCCAAGATGTTCTAATAGATTCATGGTCGGTACTGTAAATATTGTTAAGGGTGAAAACAAGAAAAACTAAAAAGTTACTAGACGAAGCGTCCTATTACACTGGACAGGGTAGTGGTACCCAGACCCCTGAAACAGTATCTGCGTATGAGTTTAGCAAAGATAGTGTACCTACGCTAAACAAAATTAGTGACCTTAAGAGTCGTAATGGGGAACAAATGCAACCACAAGAGTTGCCGTTTCCTTTGCAAGACGCAGTAAGGGAATTAGCTTCTTTATTCTTAACCGCTCAAGATCTTAGAAATAAAGCTCGTTCTGCTGAAAAATTACCATCATTTAAAGGTAAAGAAAAGCAAGTTCTTGAATTTAAGAATAAACTAAACGGAATAATGGTTGAGTGTAAAAAATTAGCTACAAGTTTACACGACTTTTCTCTTGCACCTAGGTAATAAGGTTATTTAATAGTCGTTGTTATGAACGACTCATTAAAAATATTCCTTATATCGTCTCTTAAGACGGCATTTATTTCAACTCTCGCTGCTGGAGTTGCATTTGTATTTAAGCAGAATCCGGTAATGTGGTTTTTTATTGCTGCAATTATGCAATATGTAGTCTTTTATCTATTCAATACGTTCTTAGAGTATAAAGCTGCTCGAGATTCAAGAGCTTTCCAAATTGCGGAAGCTGAAGTACTAGCACAAAGTACTATTAAAGTTGATTGTGCTTCCTGTAAGAAAGAAAACGAGATTATCGTACGTTTAGATCAAGATAATCGTTTTATCTGTGGGCACTGTAAAGTCAAAAATTCTGTTTATATAGTTGCAGAGACCGCTATTGTCACTGAACCTATGTATGAGGCTCAACCGATCCCTAACACCGCATCTACAAATGGAAGCTAATACAACAACGAATCGAATTACAATGTATGAGTTCGCCCGCTGGGCTGCTCTTTTAGAAGCTGTCGATATTATCGCAGAAAAGTGCGAAGATAGAGGTATTGACTTTGACGGCGTAGAAGGCATGAAGTATATCAAGCCGCTAGATATACAGGATTATGTCAATATGCGTACTGATACATTAGTAATGAAGATTAAAACTGCCCGGGATATTGAAAAGAACCTCAATACAATCAAATGCCTACAAATCGAAAAACAACTAAAGTACTTGGAAGTAGTAGAGTAGTATTTCTTAACGGCGCTATCGATACAGCAAGTGTCGGTACAGCTGTGGAACGCTTACTCCAGCTAGATAAAAGCTCTAAGAAAGATATTTTATTGGTACTTAATACCGACGGTGGGACAGTTAATGACGGGCTTTATATTATAAACATCTTTAAGCTTTTACGCTCACCGGTAGCAATATTAGTACCATCAGCTGCAATGAGTATCGGCGCAATTATATTTGCAGCTGGCACTAAGGGTAAGCGTATAGTTATGCCAGGCTCGGTTATTATGATGCACGGTTCTTCATACGAACTTACAGAAAGCCCTCACCGTATACATAAAAGTGAAATTGAGTTCCAGGAAAAACAAGAACAGTATTTTGCTAATTTAATCAAAGACCGGGGGTTTAAGTATCCTGAAACCAGCTTAGCGTCTGAATGTACATACTATACCGGTCAAGAAATTGTCGATGCAGGTATTGCAGATATTATGATTGATTCGCTTGATGAATTGCATAAAGTAGTTAAAATTTAATTATGAATAACATACTATACCGTACCAAATGTTATACAATTGGTGCAATGGAATACGCTGATGGAAGTAACTGGCGTACTACAGTAGAAACTACACTTAAACCGTGTAATATTACTGTTTTTAATCCGTACACCAAACCATTTATTAATGACTGCGACGAATCACCGGACGTACGTGTTCGCATGAGAGACCATATGGTTCATGGGAAGTACGATGAGGTAACTAAGTGGGCTCGAGATATTCGTCGCTATGATCTTAACCTTGTAGACCGTTCTGACTTTATTATTGCTTATATTATTCCTTCAACTGCAAGCTGGGTCACTGCTGAAGAGCTTTCAACTGCAGTAGCATCTCGTAAACCTATTTTTACGGTTATCGAGGGAGGTAAAAAGAATTGCCCGTTGTGGCTTATGGGGCAACTTAAACATAAATATATGTACGATACTATTCAGCAAGCGCTTAATATGATTATTAATATCGATTATGGTGTTATTCCTATTGATAGTCCATCATGGCGCTTACTTAAACCCGAACTTAGATAACATGTCACATCCAGCAGCATATTCCGCAAAACCCACCGGGGACTTTTTACAGATATTTAACGCTCTTACCGGCGCACCTTATTTCTCTATACATATAGGTCAACGCGGACTTACTACATACTTTATGAGTGGTAGTACGCTCACTATTACATTTAAAACTGGGGTTAGCGAGGTCTGGGATCTTAATAAGAGACAAAAACTGCGGTAATGACCACTGAGTATATTATAATAGATGCTTCCGTCAAGTATATGAACGCACGGAATGCTATAGAAGAAGGGCTGCTGTATACAGCTGAAACTAAATGGTGCCGCAAGTTAAACCTTGCCACCAAATTTGCGGATACTGATAGTGCGATTAAAGTTGCTAGAGAGCTCAATCAAGAGTTGCCTGTAAAGATATTAATGCTTCAAATTGAAGGTAATAAGATTGGGGTAGGAGAAATTAAGTTTTAATTCATAAGTATATACGTGAAAGTATTATCTCCATTAGTTCAATTCCAAAATCAGCTTAGAGTGTATCACTGGCAAACAGAGAGTTATGCTCAGCATAAAGCATTTGGTAAAGCTTATGAAGCACTCGACGAACTCGTTGATACATTTATGGAGACCTTCATGGGTAAATACGGTAAGCTAGAGTCAGAAGAAGGTAAATACGTATTAGAGCTTGAAAATCTTAAAGACGCGAATGTAGATTCTGCACTTAATGAGTTCTTAGCTTATCTAGACACCTTTAATGAAGAACTAGAAGAAAAGAAAGATTCCGATCTTCTCAATATACGGGATAGTATTAAAGGTGAAATTAATCACTTAAAATACTTATTAACCTTAAAATAATTTAGTTTTGGGCTTGCGTTTCTGGACGTTGGGTCCACAATCGCAACAATGAATTTAGTCGAACCTAATACTCGCACTACGCTTTTACTGAACAAGTACTTCCAAGCGTTTTCATTCTGTTCTGCGCGCGCTGCAATACGGCATATGGTTACAGGCCGAATTAAAGGAATGGATGCTGCAGGGAACATTATGTCGTGGGATGGTTCTGATTTAGATCATTACCCGACAGAGAACGCTCTATCATGGAGTGGGGACAATGTAACTTTATTTGAGGAGCACCCTTATATTCGGAGTGCACCTAACCGTGACACTGGAGAGGAATCTCGTCACTACGTACCTACTATTGCTATATGTAGTCACCACTTCGGATTTCACTTACGTAAAGGAGATACAGTGTCATTAAGGTCTCTGTACAACATTTACAAAGGCACCTGTCAGTACTGTTTAAATCCTATCTCTTTTAACGAAGCTACCAAAGATCACGTTATACCTAAATCTAAAGGTGGTACTAATCACGATTTTAATTTAGTATTAGCTTGCCGTAGATGTAATAACGATAAGGATAGTATCTTTCCGTACTTTGATGCAAACGGTCAAGAGGTAAAGCCTCGCAGAATGCTTTCTACGGGAGTGTTCGTACCGGATACAGACTTCGTAAGAGAAGAGTGGAAACCGTATTTGTATATGGAATAATCCCTGTTAACAGGTATATACTGTATATATGATAGTACTCGGTTTACATATGGAGCATGACGCGGCAGCCGCTATTGTTAAAGACGGTCGTGTATTGATTAATACTTCTCTCGAGAAAATATCTAAAAAGAAGAAAGATTGGCGCTTTAGCACAGATATTATTACGTATGTACTTGAGAAGACCGGACTTAAGATTACTGATATTGACCATGTTGCAATAAATGCATTTAAGCCTGGTTCTGGTGTAAGAGTGTTTATGCCACCTAAGGTAGCTAGTAAACTACCTGCGGTATTTAACCCAGATACTGGCGAACTTTCCGGAGACGGCTATCATTTATTGTTTCCTGCTTTAAAATCGTATCAGATAGAACCTGAGCAGGCAGCTCTAATTACCGGAGAAGCGCATATCTTTAATACTACAATTAAAGCAACTATCGTCAATCACCACCTAGCACATTCTGCATTAGCATTCTTTACTAGTCCGTTTAAAACCGCTGCTATTTTTAGTCTTGATGCCTCGTGCACTATGGGTATATTACCGGAATTTGGTTCCTTATATGCTTATGCTACGGGTATTGATATGTGGAAGCTATACTCCCCTGGGTGTATGGTAGGGACCATGTTTGAACAGCGTTGTGTGCAATTAGGTATGGGAGCAACTGGTACCTTTAAAGCAGGCACTCTAATGGGTCTAGCTCCATACGGTAAAGTGCTTCCTCAGGCTATAGAATTTGAAAAAGAACTAACGTGTAGTTACTGGGAAAGAACTCGTGCTCAACGGTCAGACCGAGAACATCTTTTTTGGCAATGGATGTTACTTTCTGGGCAGCCAATGCCTTTCACTAAATTACAAAGTGATGGTTTGCGTGCCATGAACATAGCGGCAAGTACTCAGTACGTGTACGAAAAGAGTGTAGAGCGGTTTGTTACTCAGTTATACGAAGACACTAAGCATTTAGATATAGATGGTATTTGTCTTACTGGGGGTAGTTTCTTAAATTGCGCATATAATGGTAAACTAAGAGCTAAAAAACAGTTTAAAGATTATTTTTTGCATCCAGCTTGTGGGGATGATGGTGGTGCCCTCGGAGCTGCATTATATACATCTCATATTGTTTTACGAGTACCAAGAGTAGAACATAAACGTAAAGACGTTATGTATATGGGTCATGACTTCAAAGAACATGAAAAGGAGTATACTCACGAGTTTAAGATCCCAGTTGAAAAAGAACCTTTAAACTTTGGTAATGTTGCACAATATCTTGATCAAAACAAAGTTGTAGCTTGGTTTAATGGCAAAGCTGAAGTAGGCCCTAGAGCACTTTGTAACCGGTCTTTCTTAGCTTCCCCTAAGTCTAAGACTATGAGAGATTACCTTAATAAGAAGGTAAAAAATAGAGAATGGTTCAGACCATTTGCACCGGTTATTCTCAATGAACATAGATCTGAATATTTTGAAATGGATTATGAATCTCCTTTTATGTTAGAAGCTGTTCAGGTAAAACCAGATAAGAAAGCTTTTATCCCAGCAGTACTACATATTGATGATAGTGCTCGAGTACAAACATTAAAAGAAGAAGATAACCCTAAGATGTATAGATTGTTACAGGCTTTTTATAAGCATACCGGGATACCATTACTATTAAATACTAGCTTAAACCTTGGTGGTGAACCAGTTGTAGAATCACCAAAAGACGCGTTTGAGCTGTTCGAACGCGGAAATGTAGATATATTAGTGCTCGGTAACTTTGTTTATAAAAAGATTAAACAAAGTGCTTGACAATAAGAGAAAAAGAGCTACTATATGTAAGTATTAATTAACAAATGTCAATACGCGCAATCAGTACCCAATCTAATCCAAGCTACTCAACAGTAGCTAAAGGAGAAGATTTGGTTCGGGTTTAAAGTCAATTTTTCATAAAAAACTTTAAACCCTAAGTCTTAAAAGCTTAGGGTTTTCTATTTTAACTGCCAGACTCCGGCTTTAAGGAGTCCAAACGTCCAACAAGGGTATCCAAACCAGCGAAACAAAAGCTGATAGGGGTAAAATCAATAAGTTCTTTTTATTGTAATATAGAGCAGACCTGGATGCTCTTTAAATAAATGCCAGGCCAATTTAAGGTCTAAGTGTTAGATAAAAACGAAATGCCGTCTGCATCGATGTGCAGCCAGAACACTGAGCTATCGTTACCTTTTCAATTTGTAGTTACTATCGCTATCGAAGATTCGGGGTCGTTCATATTAGTACGTGGCCATAAAATAGAAGTAATAGGTGCTTGACCACTTACGCACACCGCGACACGCCGTGAGTAACTACATTTTATTTTTCCTACCTGCACTGAATGTCGGGTTCATCCGTGAAAGCAGTAATGCTTCTAGGTGCATGGTGGGATGTTAATTTGCCCTTGTAGCACAGTGGTAGTGCAACAGTTTTGTAAACTGTAGGTCGTCAGTTCGAATCTGACCGGGGGCTCCATTTTACGGAAGAGTGGCTGAGCTGGTTTAAGGCACCTGACTTGAAATCAGACGTGGATGCAAGTTCACCGTGGGTTCGAATCCTACCTCTTCCGCCATTTTAGGGTATGTCGCATAGCGGCCATTGCAGGAGACTGTAAATCTCCCGACTAACGTCATCCTTGGTTCGAGTCCAAGCGTACCCACCATTTTTGAGTAGAAATCCAGTTGTTCGTAAAACAGGAGTCGGTGTTAACATTCAGTATGTTGAACAACAGGTAACCGTGCGCGGAACAATCGGTACTACTCATTTTATGGACCTGTAGTGAAAGGTATTATCACACTCCGCTACGGACGGTGTATTGAAGGTTAGATTCCTTCCAGGTCTACCATTTACGGGAGTTTGGTGAAGCAGGTGCTCACGTGCCGCTGAAGACGGCAAGAATCTGGATCGATACCAGAAGCTCCCACCACTTTTTGAGTATATCGGCGTGGTGTAACGCGTTACCGCAAAGTTCAATCTAAGCGGGATACGAGTTGCCGCGAAGGTCTATATTGAAGATCCCTCTTCTTTCAGCACCTTGCAATAGGGATAATACCGACTACTCAAATCATTTTATAGTAGCGAGGTCGACCGGTTAAGACAAGAGTTTCATAAGCTCTCTTATGTGAGTTCAATTCTCACCGCTACTACCAATTTACGAGGATGTGACGGAAAATATAGACGTGGGGCTCTGCTCGATCTCCGGTGTATAAAATACTAGTCAAATAGTACATCTTGTAGGTGAAACCCCTACCTTCCTCACCAATTTGCACCAGTAGCCAAATGGCCAGGCAATTCTCTGCAAAAGAATCATATACCGGTTCAAGTCCGGTCTGGTGCACCATTTACGGCGATTGTAGCTCATCTGGTTAGAGCATTCGATTGTGATTCGAAGGGTAGCGAGTTCAAATCTCGTCAGTCGCCCCATTTAATTTTGCGCGAGGGGTAATCAATAGTCGGTTCTTCCACCGGCTAGTCTTAACAGACTGAGAAATGTCAAGCTATAATACAGGAAACCCGTACCGGACTAATACGGAGGTAGGAAGAGATGCATCTTGGCACCTACGAGTCGGGCTTGGACGAAATTGCTTGAGGCAATAGGAAGGTAAGGTTAACAGCCTCCCTCGCGCACCATTTTACGGACGTGGTACATTAGTAGTGCAGCAGTCTCCAAAACTGCCTTATGGGGGTGCGATTCCCTCCGTCCGTGCCAATTTGCGGCGGCGTGGAAGGACACGCAGCCTTCCGAGTCCACGGCAGCAAGGGACCCCGCTAAGTCGCGGATATTTGGCGCTGTC